AACTGGGTTGGCTTTGCTTGATTAAGTTTTGTTGCTTGATGGTTATATTCTGTTCTAGAAATTCTACGAAGTCTTTGGTCAAACTGCTTATCTACATTTCCAGAATCGGTTCTAATAAAAGCATCTACTACGTCTAATGCAGAACTAGGCAAAGCATAACTGCTAGTTCCCGCAGTAAGCGTTTGTGTATTTTGTTCTATAGACCAAAGATTAAGACCTTTATTTTGCCATTCTAAAAAAACAAGATTTAACGCTCGTTTTGCACTTCTAAAATCATAGCCAGAACGCATTTCCATGCCACAAAGATCATAAGCTTCTTCAAGTATGTCGCCTATGTCTAAGTTAAATGTTGTTGTTCCGCTTGTAGCCATGTTTTACCTTTTAATCCTTGTGATCTTAATTCCGTTCTTGGTCACAGTAGTTTTTTTCTTTTTGCTAGCTGGAGCCTTAACAATTTGATTTTTCATGTTTGCTCTAGATATGCTCATATTTTACCTGTATCTTGCTGTTTTCTTTGCTATTTTTTTTGGTTGTTTTACAAACTGCTTACCTTTTCTATTGCCCGCAGCTTTTGCTCTATTGGTTGCAGCTTTTTCGCTTTTGCTTAAAGATTTCCAAGCAGCATCTGGCAAGTATCGTTTTTTGCCTTTGCTTGGTTTTCCATCAGAGGTACGCCATTTTTGCTTTCCCCAATCTTTGAGAGAGCGTTGTGATTTTTTTAACGGCATTAATCCTCCTCTTTTAATTCATCGCTATATAGATTATTAAATGTAATTAAAGGGTCTAGATAGCTTTCATGTCCTTCTGCTGAATGTATATGTTGTGATGGCGTAAAATCAGGAGCGCCCTCACCAGTTCTCCACAAAGCAGGACTTGTTGCCCTAACTCTATTATTTGGCAAAGCTACAATATTACCTTTCCAAGGACAGTCTTCTGTTATATACAAAACATGCGATTGTTTGTGTTGAGCAGGATCGTCTGCAATTGAGTTATTTGTATAATCAACTGTAAAAAGATATTTGCCCTGATAGAACTTATTATCTATTTTACAAAGCCAAGGACTAGAGCTAACTCTATCCATAACAACTACAGAGTGATCTCTAGATTCACAATCCCAAGGCTGGGCTAAATGGTCTTCCATAGGAAGCGCCCATTCTTCCACTGGTATATCTGCAACTAACGCTTGTATAGGCATTCTTGCCCACATAGCGCCACCATGAACATTTTCCATGTCTTCATGGCTATCTATCTCGCAACCAGTAAAAACTACCTGAAAGCTTAATGATCTATCTGGTATTGTATTAACAGCAATAGCTAAAGCATGAATGAACTCCCCGTGATATCTTTGATGATTACAGGTAAATTCTTTCCTAACCCAGCATTTAAACTGAGGTATATTGCTGATTAAATACGACACTACTTATAGCCACCACCCTTAGCTTTGTATTGCTTTGCAAGCATTTGCGCTTTTCTAGCTGACCATTGCCCAGGCTTTCCACCTTTGCTGCCAGCTTTTATTCTGTTAAACAGATTTTTACGCATGGTTGGCTTTGTGTAGTTGCCAGCTTCATTAACCCTTGATTTTGATTTTTTAGCTCTACTCACTACTTAACACTTCCATCGTCTACGAGCCTGTCTAATCCTAGAATTTGGATCATTTCTAGTTTTAGCAGAACTCCTTTTTAATTGACCTAAAGACCTAGCGCAGTAAGATTTTCTGCGTTTTGCAGCCTTACTACCCTTTTTAACTTTACCTGTAACCGCTGTTTGTAACTTAGAACCTGGGTTAGCTTTACGATAAGCCGCAACCCCTTTCTTAGTCATTCCAGCGCCAGACTTAGTAGGACGATAATTAGCACCCTTACCCTTTGTTGTTTTGGGTATAGGATTCTCTCGTTTTCTTTTGGTCATAAAAAATATTTACCAAATACTATTTACTAGTTTATGGTCTCTTGTCTTGACGACCACCCATAGCGCGACCTTTAGTGCCAGTTATACCGCCACCAAACATCTTTTGGACGTATTCTTTGTAGGTTTGGACTTTCGCCTCTTTACCTCTTTCGGTTCCGCCACCGCCCATAAAGGTTTTGCCACCACTGGCTTTGTATTTAGAAGACTTTCCGCCTCCTGCCATATACTTTGTTTTTTTATTTCCTGCCATAATAATTGTTTCCTATAAACTATTTCTTTTTAGTAGCTTTCTTTGCCGCTGGCTTTTTAGCTACTGCTTTCTTAGCTGGTGTTTTTTTCTTCGCTGCTGTCTTTTTAGGCTTAGTGGGCGCTTTACCACCCACATAAGCTTCATTAACATCAGGGGTTGAAGGATCATCAGCAATATAATGACCTTCATCATTTCTTGCTCTTTCTCCATTCATCTCTGCACACTTTCGTTCTGCATCAGATAAATCTGGATCAGGACCAAACACAGGAGTATATATCCCGTTTTCTCCTAATTTAAGAACTTTGTATTGCGCAGGGAATTCACCAGTTTCAGAAATGACATATTGTTTACTTGCCATATTCTTCTCCTGTTAGTCAGAATACACCTTAACCATCTCTAATGTGATGGAATAAGTGTCTCCTGACGAGTGACCTTTTGTAGTAAAAAGGATATCTCCGTTTTTACCGCTACCCGCATTATTTGGAATACCACCGAAATCTTGGAAGTCCATGTGTCCATTACTACTTTCTGCAAGTTCCATTAAAAGAACATTGGTTGAAGCATTAAAAAACAATTGAACAGACATGCCTACAATTGCATGGCTTACTCTCATAACGCGAACTTCAGAGCAAGCGACTCCTTCTGCATTGGCAGCTAAGGCAGAAACATCTACCTTTGCTACCGCAGATTCGCCAGTTCCGTCACTGACGTTGGTAAACTTCATAATACAGTTTCGTGGACCATCTTGGATGGTTTGTGAAGTTACTGTATCAGCCATTATTTACTCCTAACTAAAGCTATGAGAAACAGTGCCGTCACCAAATACATGTCCATTCAGAAGCCATATAGCATCTGTAATAGCCACACATCTAATATGTCCGCCAATAAAGCGTCCATCAGTGTCAGCATCCATAGTTAATCTATAGTCAGCAGCAGCAGGAATATTCCATCCAGCAGTATCGATATTTTCATTAAGAGCTACTACGCTTCCTAATTCATCTTTATCAAGCTGAAATACCATTCCCTGAAAAGTATCGGCATCAGAAGCTCCTTGCAAAATAAAAGAACCTGTAAATGTGGTGCCAATATGAAATTCATAAAATAACCCCGCAGCAGCCGCTGGTAAAGTTACTGTTATACCCGCAGCCCTGTTAAGGCTAAAGATAGTTCCAGACTGTGCAGTAGTTGGGGTGTAAGTTGCATCAGTAATGCTTGTTACAGGAAATAAGTTATTAAGTGTTCCTGTAGTGCTAATATTACCACTAGAATCAACATCTAGATTGGTTGTAACCGCTCCAGTTGATGAATTTTTGGTGATTTGTTCAAAACCACCTTCGGACCTTACTGGTCCATTAAATGTTGTATTCGCCATTATTTTCTCCTAAAAGAAAAACTCTATCATCTTGGCTTGTCTGCTAGGGCAGTTGATAGAGCAATTTATATACCCCTAGATACGAAAAAAGGGAGACCCCGTTAAGAGCCTCCCTTGTGTTCTTACGAACTACCTGGTGATCCGAAAATTCCAAGTGGGTCAGATACTCCAAAAGAATATCTTTCTCTACTTTTATATCTCACATTACCAGTGTCAAAGTCTCCGTCCATTGATGTAGTCATAGGACTTCTGACAAAGTGCTTCATACCATCAGGTACATCTGTTGTGATAAAGAAAGCATTTGTGTCAGTCAAATAATGATTGACAGTAAAGCCTTCAGGAATCACGCCATTTGTTTTGATAGCATTGATGTCATTGTCAGCCGTTCCAACTCTGTAATCACTTTGAAGCAATCTAGTTGCTACAAACTGAAGATCAGAAGGAATGATCAACTTTTTAGGTCTTGCTGCGATTTTAAGACCTCTTTCGTCCGTCCACTTGCCGATCTGAATAATCGCATCTTCTAGAGATGTTTCATTCAGGTCTGCGCCAGTAGTTGGTCTATTAGAGTTCTTACCTCCACTCACAAGAGGGTGTCCATCACCACCAGTAACACCATCACCTGATGCTGTGAATAAATTCACGCCATCACCTGATTGGAAGGTGGAAGTAAAACCATTGTTAAGTGGATAAACCGCTTTAACCTGTTTTGTATAAGCCATTGCACGAGCAAGCGCTTTGGTATATCTGCCAGAAAGACTCACATAAAGATTATCTTCCATAGCTTCTTCAGTAATACTGAAACCCATAGCAATTGTTTCGTGTGTGTAGCGAGCCACAAAAGACTCTTGAGCAACGTCATAACTGATCGCTGCGCCTTCATCTTTAACTGGTGCTGCACCAAATCCAGATAACTTAAGTTCTTCCTCGAATGATCTCTCAGAATTTTCAGTTACATAGATTTCTTCATGCTCATTTTCGTAGTTAGCGTACTCTTCTCCAAAGAGAGCATTCAATCCAGGGAGAAGCTGCTTAAGCTCTTGCGCTCTTGATATAGCTGCCATAATTTATCTCCCTTAACCGATACCAGTTGTATTTAACAACTGATGACCTACGTTAAACATTACCAATACATCTGTGTAGCTGTCGCCAACAGCACTATCTGGACCATCAACAAAGTCAACGATCTTTAAAGGTAGTGTGTTAGTAGTAGCTACAGTTGATATATCAACCGAATTTTTGCTTCGACCAATTGAAGTTGATCCTGCTGTCTGCACAATTGCACAGTTCTTACCAAGATCATCTTGGTCAGCTGCGCCATCGCATTGCATTTGCATAATCAAAAACGGGTCAGAAGCAACATACGCCACAATGTCATCCGCAGCAGTTGAAGCTGGAAAATAATTGTTAGGCGTAAATTGACCTGTGGTTGGGTCAGTGTAAGCGCATCCAAGGAATACACCTATAGGAGTACAAGCAGTTGTGCCAGTATCTTTTTGAATAGTTGTATTCGGGTTATCATCGCCCCACTTGACTAAATCGCCATAGAAAATTGAAGTTCCATAAGCGTTTTTAATTTTGTAGTGCGTAACCTTAGCATTGTATGCAGCAGACACTAATGAACCTACAGGCACCGCTCCGTGAGGAGTTGCACTTGAAGCCATAATTGTCTCCTGTCGGTTTTACCGACTAATTAAGTTAAAATATAGACTCTATGAGTCCTTGCCAAAGGATGTCCTCGACTTACGTTCAAATACGCCTTTAGGCATACGAGGATCATTCTCTTTAAAATAGATGTTATCTACTGATTCCATCTGTGTTTTTGCAATATCATTAAAATGCTCGTTCCTTGCTTCCGCAATTTCTTTTGGCATTTTACATAACAATTGCCCACCTATTTCTATATTGCCTTTCTTTGCCCAATCAGAATTATGGTCCATCATTTGGTTTTGCAGTTCAGGGTGATCTTCCAATTTACTTGGTTCCCATCCTTCTCTGAATCGCCTAGATACATTAGTGTTGTCAGTATTACCTAGTGTGGCAGTCCTGATCCATCTAAATACCCATCCTTCCTGTGGTACAGGGTCTGGCAAATTAGTGGGATTTTCCCAACTTTGTACTCGTTGGGCAGCTTCTCTGCTGTCTAAAGCCCTCGGGCTACGCTCTTGTTTTGAAGACTCCTGGTTAGAGCCTTCCGTCTTATCGACAGTGTTTTTTTGCTCTGCCATTACGCCTCCTTTAATAATTGATTAGCATACTGTTCTGGCGTTATGCCCAACTGCCGAGCTAAGGCAACTTGGGTTTTCGTCAGTCGTATTTGCGTGGGTTTTTTATTTCCGCTATCCCTCGTTGCGGATGCAACAACTGTTTGTGGTTGTCGTTTAGAAGTTCCTTCGTCAATAACCATTTCTGAATTATTGTCAGCTTGAACTCCAAAAAAGCTTGGAAACTCTTTTCTCATTGCTTTGTCAACTTCAGCATAATACTGCTCTGATTTACTTTCAGGGTCTATGCCATTGTTGCGTAGCCGTACATCCATAGTTAGAGCATATGATGTCATTTCTTGTTGAAATGGCTCTTGCCCCATAAACCAAGGATTTTTTTGCGCCCATCTTTCCATATCAGGGTCTAACTGTCTTGGTGGCGCTTGTTGTAATTGTTCTTGCATTTGAGGCATTTGCGCTGCAATTTGATTCTGGACTTGTTGTGCTGTTGATCCAGATTGCTGCTCTGCTAATGTGGCTTTTGCAAGAAGTTCTTGAGCCTTAGCCATGCCATCAGCATCACCTTCATCGTATGCTTTTTTGTATTGTTCTGTAGCAGCTTGTTTTGCCCATAAAGCATTGTTTCGTGCAGATTGATTTAAAACATTACCGCCCTGCTGAACCATTTGCTGTAAGCGCTGGTTTTCCTGCATTATAGTCTGCAATCTTGTGGTTGCTTCTTTTGCTAAACT